AATTCACCTGATGCATACATCTTCTTCTGAGTTTCATGAGACTTTCGGATTACTTCTGGGTTATGACCCCAATTATTATTAACTCTGGCTGCATGACCACGGACATAATCAACGAAGCCCTTTTTAATCGATAAAAAATTAACTGAATCACCACACCCACACCCACAGGTAGGGTACTTACCATTTAACATGTAATCAACGTATGTCTGTTCGGCAGATATGCCGTGTTTCTGGACTCTATGTCTTCTGACAGAATCAACACTTTTGAATGTCTTATCACACTCCTTACACTTAATATTTTCCATAAAAAAAATCCTTAACTCTACAAAGATACTAATAAATATCTGTAAAGTCAAGGAAAGTTAGTTTTTGGTAGAACAATTCTACTATTTGAAAATCAAAAGAGAAGTATCGCTCTATCGAATCGAAGTGTAGCTTGGATATCTGCAATAGCGTCATCGTCCATACTCAAGTCACCGAAGTTTACGTTGGTAAGCATAGTTCCTTGAAGTACCCACTTCTCGATAACTACACCTGCTGGGTCAAGCATTTCAATCTCGACATCCTTCTTATAACCTGCGGCATAACCTTGTCTACCTGTAATAGATTCAGATTGTAGTCGTACCCATTCCATGATAGCTTGCGCTGAAGAAGGACCTATTGCATCTCTGAATGTAACATCAATTGCTTCCCAGTTGAAACGTCCAACAACGTAGGTTTCCGTGTTAAGGAATGGAATTACAACTTCTCCCTGTGTAATTGAAGGTCTAGATGCCGATGCCAACCACCATTCTTGGATACCCAAGTCTGCTGGGAACCTCATCATCCACCTATTCTTTCTTTTAGGTTCGTAAGGGACGGGCATTTTCATTAGTAAATCAGCCATTTTATATCGTTTTTAAATTTGTGTTATTAATCTCTTTGGTAATAAATATGTAGAAACATAAAAAGGTGTCATTATTCTCCAACATTTATCGCTAATCCACCTTCAACGCCATTGGTTTTAAATGCAATATCGTTGAAACGCTTTTGAATATCGAAAGCTTCTGCTTCTAATTTATCCATAACATTAGGCATTCCCATGTCTTCTAGACCGCTTGCGATGTCATGTATTCGACCACCTTCCAAATATTTCTTAATTGTGTTAAGTGTCTTAGGTGAGCCTATAGCCTCTTTTGCTACCTTATCGTTAAAACCACTAAGCTTAACACCTAAAAGTGCAGCAGTGCCCATTAAAACGTCCTTCATGTCCTCTTTTAACAGAGACTTACCTTCCAGATGTTCTACAAGAACCTTAAGTTGGTCTTCTCTTATTTTAACCCGTTTACCCATTCTATTGTAAATATGGTTAAAAAACAAAAGCGGTACCGAAGCACCGCTTTTATCTAGATAATCAATCATATATTAAACGTCATCAAATGATGCGCCAGTGTTCATGATGTTGAACTCAACACAAATGAATTCAAGCGCTCTTGTTGGCTTGATAAATATTTTACCACAAAGCTCGTTTCTGTCTATTGACTCTGGAGTATCATCCAACTCAACTCGGAAATCAGTAAGACCTCTTTCTGCCCTGATGTTATCCAAAATAGGGTTAACCCTTCCTAAGAATTGTGCTCTAACGATGTCATCGTTTTGCTCGAACAACAATCTTACAGATACCGCAGATATAAGCTTTCTAGCTTGTAGAAGCAAACGTCTAACGTTAATTCTGTCAAGAGCAGTCTCTTTAACTTGAAGTGTCTTATTACCCCAAATCTTGATACCGTCTGTAGCGAATGTCGTTACTGGGTTAATTCTACCAGCATATAGCGTATCTCTGTTAGCTTGTGTCAGTTTAGCTCTCGCCTTAATCGCTGCCACGTCACCTCTTTGGATACCAGCAACCGCATACCATGGGAATGCAATATTGTCAGTCAAAGCTGCGTTTCTAACGTAGTCTCTTGTACATGGTAGGTATAGATACACATTATTTTCAGTGTCATCTACTTGTACCCATGGGAAGAATGTTGCAGTATAGCTACTGTCATATCCAGCCGAATCAAGTTGGTTAACCACATCCTCTGAAGAATATACTTCACCACCTGAATCAATGTCAGGAATTGTCATCACATATAGTGAATCAGCGCGTTCTTGCTCAACCATTTCAATCGTTTCTTCTACCAAACCTGTGTTTTCGAAACCGTCAATACCAGGAGTTGCGAACAAGTTAATGTTTACAGATTCAGGGTTATTGAATGTCCAAATAGCTTCAAGGTAAGCGTAGTAGTCAGAAGTTGTACCATTATCACCGTTGGTCAACGCTCTGTTCACAATTGGGTTCGTAAGAGTAGCTAATGCTCGAAGACTCTTAGCACCGTTTATAGCATATGTGTCCGTGTTAGTTCTTCTATCTCTGTAGATATCCCAACCATCGAATCCACCATATGGTGCCATCGTGAATTTACGTGCGTAAATCTTTTCGTAATCAGTATCTACAATACCAGCGTCAGTTCTGAACTCAGCATTACCTGTGTCGAACAAGAATACTGGTGAGTAAGTATCACCTGAAGAGTTGTATACAATCTGTACACCATCGATAGTTGCACCAGTAACATCAACGTCCATATGGAAACCTTTTGTAAGACCAGTCCACATATTGTAATCGTTACTGTCTGGAACACCCTTATAGTCGAAGAAATCTTGGTCGATACCAGCAGTGTTAGAAAGTCCTAAGTAGGATTTTCTCTTGTTTTCGTATGAATCGTAAGTTTGCTTATAGCAAATTGTTGGGTCAAGTACCGTTGGGTTAGATACCTCTTGGTAATCTCTGATTGGAACACCAATCATACCAGCAGGGAATGCATCACTTGTATCATTTGAATCATCTAATTCAACCAATACATAACTTGACAATGAAGCGTAATCACCATCCAATGTACCAATTCTCTTCGCAATGTAATTGTTAGAAGCAGGTACCATAGATAATCTTGAGAATTTCTCAAGTACACTCTTATTAGCGTCTGTGTCGTAGAAATCTCTAATTTCAACATCGAATTCCTTATCATCAGGTTTGATGTTTGTTATAGAAATCTTAATTTGCTTATTTGCAGCGTTACCATCAGCAATTGTCCAGAATCTGAACAACCTCAATAGGTTTGTACCTCTAAGTTCTGATACAATGTATGGAGTAACAGCAGGTGTGTACTCATCTTTGTAATCATCAAATGGTGTACCACCAGTCGGTGAAGCGTAATCAATAAGTGAAAGATTTATACCCCTTACTTTGTCGTCAGTCATTAACCTATCCATCATATTTTGGTAAAGTTCTTCAACAAATACTGAAGTCTTACCATCTTTTTCACCTACACCTAGAACCTTGCTGATGTAATTTCGTTTAGTAGTGTCGAATGAACAGTTGTAATTGAAATCACCGAATGTGGTACATACACCACTCAAAGAGAAATCATCTAATGGGTCGGTCAATGCACCCGTTGGTGTGGAACCAAATTCGATATATGTATCGTCTGAGGTTGTTGTACCACTTACTTCTGGAACTAATACTTCATAACCATTGTATTCACCCCTTGAACGAAGCAATGCAACGATTTGGTTTTCAACGTCAGCATATGACGTACCCGAACAAGTAGTTGTTACACCAGATGTATAACCTGTTGTACTACCGCTAAGTCCTGTTATAACATCAGTAACATATAAATTGAATCCAGTACCGTTAAACGTATTACCAGACTTAATGTATGTACATGGAACAGTAGTCGTAGCACTCGCAACTGCCGTTGCAAGGAATGCTAATTCAGTAGTTAACAATCCAGCAGTAATCAAAGATTGAACACCTGCATCATTACTTTCATATGTTAACGTCCCACCAGTAGTGGCAGAGTAACTTATTAAGTAATCAGTGAATGAGTATCCCGTATAGGTTGTCCCCGAAACGCTTACAACAGTATCTGGGTCTAATGCAGCATCAAGGGTGATACCCCATGCTTCACCAGCATCATAACCTGAGAATCCTAAAATTCTTGTTACAAATAATTGGTTTGATTGTGTTAAATATGATTTTGCGATGTAAGGTAGCTCATACTTTGGATACCCCGTATCTTTGAATTTAGTTGCGTCTTGCCCACCAAAGAATGTTTTAAATTCTCCGTAATTACCTACGAATACTGGTTGGAATGCAGGTCCTCGTACTGTCTCACCTACCAACCCTAATGTGGTAACGCCAACCTGACGAGTTACGAAACTTAAATCTCTTTCTGAGGTGTAAACACCTGGAGAAACGAATACTCTATTTTCAGCCATTGAAGTTTATTTTTGCTTTAATTATTATCTTATTTTGATTATCTACTTAATAAATATGGGTGAAAACCCAAAAGATTGTAGAACTCGTGAACCATTCGCGTGGTTGTTCTATTATTACAACATAACCAGAGGTTCGAGTAAATCTATTATCTGGTCTTTAATGCTTGGATTTCCAGAATTCCATGCACCACCACTAATACCTTCCACATAAAGTAAAAAAGCGTTATCCCCGTTTAAAATGAAGTTGGAAATATTTTCCTTGTGCTCATCAAACACCTCTGGTAAGAAATTAGGACCAGAAGCCTCATCATCTAAAGTTAGTATTGTATTAGCCGCATCTACCCTCAATAACCAGCTAGAGTAATCATCTGTTGCTGGAGCTTCCTCAAGCCAAGTCCATCCATCTACTGGATAAGTATGGTCACCAGAATTCGCTGGCGTCAATTGGTATGATGCGTTATGTACGGTTCTACCAAACAACCATTCATTACCATTTTTTTTATAATATCCTGAGTTTGCCATAATACTATTTTTAAGTTACTACTGTCCATCCCTTTGCGAATGCGATACTCCAATCAGCAGTTGCCGCACCAGGATTTCCAGTCACTGTTATTGTTGCGCTCCCCACTACTGGTAGGTCGTTATATATTTCTTCCAATTCAGCCTCTTCTAATTGACAATTTAAGAATGTGATTGTAATAGGTACATCACAATTTCTCACTCTCGACAATCTTACTGTCGCTGAAAGCGTTGTTGTCACATTAGTCACAGCCGACCAATCAGTTATATTTATTTCTTGTAAGGCTGAACAGTTACGGAATGTGTCATTTAAGTTTGCATTAATTGTGGTAACCAATGCTGGAATAACTATTATAGAGTAACAATTAATGAACATTCTTCTAAGTGTTATGGCACTGGATGTATCAAGTAATGGTACACGAACTAATGAGTGACAACCACTAAATGTAGAATCAAACGAAAGTACATTGGAAGTATCAAATAATGGAACCTCCAACAATGAATAGCAGTTAATGAAGGCACTCGCAAATGATGTGAAATTCGATGTGTCAAATAAACCAATACTCTCTAATGAGTAACAACTTGGGAATGCATCGAAGTTGGTAACAATTCCAGTATCAAATGCTGGTGCGTTTTGTAATGACATACACGAACTGAACATACTAGTCCAAGTAGTCAATAATGGGTAATCTACGGGTTGGTATTCTTCCAACCCGTAACACGATTTACACATCTCACGAGTTGTGGTCACAAGAGCACCGCTTAATGTTGGTAATCGAGAAATAGAATAACAATTAAGGAAAAACCGATAATATGATGTTGCAGATGATGTATCAAAATCCCGTAAATATGATAAGTTATGACAAGAGATAAACGCATTACTGAATAAAGTAACATTGGAACTATCAACAAAATCCACGGTCTCAAGACTATAATTGTAACCAAATATATTTGTAAAGTTGGTTGCAGCAGGTGTGTCTATTTTGAGGTATGTTAAAGACTGGCAATTATAATATGTAGTAGAAAAATTAGTTACATTACTTAAATCCATAGTCCCAATATTGGTCAATGAATAACAATCCCTAAAACAATCAGTCATATTTGTAGCACTATTGGTAGCAAGATTAGGTACAGACCTCAATCCCGAACAATCCTCGAACATATCTAAGTATGTGGTAATATTAGAGGTACCTAAGAAATCAAATTGCTCTAATTGCATAGGTACGAAGTTCGTATTTCTAATACGCATTGTGGTAAGATTCTCAGCTTGCATCTGAATATCCAACCACCCTATACTGGTAATTGAGTCACCATTTGTATGTGCATTAGCCAAATCAAAATCAGTTAGATTTGAACCATCTTGTGGTGTGACCTTAATCAATACTTGTCTATACCCATCTGATGTAGTTGTGGCACTTGATGTAGCCGAATAAACAATATCTCTCTCAGCTATCACGCCCGTACCATAGTTGATGTCACCACCACCATCCCCCCAATTAACTGTGAAATCACCAGTACATTGAACCGTCACATAATTGTGTGACCTATCCCATACCGCAAACAAACCGTTAATTTCTTCTGTTGATGTACCCCCAGTTATTGTAGGGAGAGTCAACCAATCACTTGGTCGTTCATATGCTGCTACACCAAGATGAACGTCTGCTGGGCTAACACTGTATGCTGTAGCAACCCCAACATCTTTAACGGAACCAGATAAACACCAATCCCCATAAGCACCAACAGTCCAAGTATATGTGTCCCCAGTTTGGGAGAAGGTTTTATGGGTACCATCACCCTGTGGGATATCAAAGTTGTAATACTCGATTCCTGTGGCACCTGTTGTCAAAATCTTAGCATATACAGTCTCACCAAAAGTAGTTGCAGTAATAGCTGACGTTGTACCTGAATCTGAATACATTTGGACATCAACACTTAATGTTGGTGTTACTGGTGTGCAGGTAATCAGATTACCATACTCTGTTGTTCCAGTAACCCCATTCGAATCAATCCAAGTAATATCATCAATGGTATAACCTGTG